AGATCTAGCTTTTTCATAATTAAGACTTTTACCAGTCAATAATTCAGCTTCTAACTCATTTGTAATTGATGATTCAAAATCTAGAAGTGAACTAGATATTTTTTTAGATTGCTCTAGACTAATACCTAATTTTTGAGCTTGTATAACAGCAGCAGCTATACGTTTAGGATCATTACCTAAATTAGCTGATAAAGTACCACTAACTTTAGTAACTTCAGTCATTATCTTTTTGAAGTTAAGAGCAATACCTGTTTCTTGTCTAAATTTAACTACCTGATCACCTATTTCATTTGTTACTTTTTCAGCTGATTTTCCTTGTAAACCAGCTAATTGCTCTAATTTAGTAGCTGTTTCTGCTTCTAATCCCATTTGTTTAGTTAAAACAACATGGTCTGCTAATTGTTTTTCAGTAAATAAACCTGCTGTACCTAAACCTTCATTTAAACTATTAGTGGCTTCAATTTGAGAATGTATTGTAAATAAAGCACCATTTAAGTTTTTATTATATTGACCAGCATTATAGCCAGCTATCATAAAGTTTTTCTGGAGTATATGGGCGCCATCTTTAGATATGCCTAAATTCTTAGCCATACTAGTCATGTGCTTATCTACTTCAAGAGCAGCTTTCACCATCATTCCAAAAATACCAACTATACTAGTTACAATAACTAAAGGATCAGAAAATGCTTTTGTTAAACTACCAGCAAATCCACCTATTGATGCTCCTAGTATTTTAAATTTATCAGCTATACTAGCTGTTTTATTTTCAGATACACCTAAAGCTTTAGCTTTAGCTTCAGCTGCTTTTCTAGCAGCTTCAAATGGTTTTTGTAAATTTTTAGCGCCTATTTTTTCTAGTAAAGTCTCAGATATTCTTAAAAAATCACCTGTGGCACCAGTAGCCTTATTTAAATTTTCAGTTTTCTTAATTCTAGCCTCAATTAAAGATACTGTTTCTTCTTCTAAAAGAAAATTTTGTTGAGCTGCTCTTAATAACGCTATTTCTTCATCAGTTAAATCTCTTCTAACTGAGAGATCCTCTCTAACTAGATCAACAATACCTTTTTGTGTGGCTAATGTAGAAGCAGCTGTTTTTAAATTATCTAAATTAGTTCTAGCTTTAGATTTTAATTTATCTAAATTTTCTTTAGTTAATTTAGTTTCACTTTCTTCATTACGTAAAATCTCATTAGAGATATCTCGCAATGATGAGTATTGTTTTTTAGCAGTTGTAAGTGATCTTTCTTGATTACCTAACTCATCACCAATCTCTCTAAGAAGATCACGTTGATCTCTAGCCGCGTCAGCTAATGATCTTTCAATAGCTAACAGTCGTTCCGCTCGTTGTACTTCTTCAGGTGTGGCCATCTATTAAATTTAATATCGGGTATAAATATTAAAGCGCCCTACTTCTTGGGCGCTTTTATTTTTGATGTAAAATCAGCTTGTGGAACATTTGGACGGGCTAGTGGCTTGCTTGATGAGGTTGATGATTTTTTTACTGCTTGTTCTTCAGCCTCAGCTTTTTTATCTAGATAATCCTGTATTTTTCGTATATGATAACGCCTATAAGATATAGGCATATTATAAACAGTATCATAAGGAAACCCACCACGTCCATGATAAACTAAATCATGAACCTCAGACATATACACTGTCTTATAGGCTGGAGTCAGGCCAAAGAAAGCTAATGCCAATAGGCAAATTGACGCCCTCCACTACGTCACCATTATCTTTAGTATAATCAAACTTAAGACTAAGTTCTGGGGTTACTTTGATAATATATTTACGTAGTTCTCTTAAGTCAGATATTAACATATTATCTACAAACTCACGAATATTTGTTGTATCTCTATCGCCATTAATAGCTATAATAGTATGTTTTAATCGAGTTGTTTGATCAAATGAACCTTGTGGATTTATCTTTTTTAAACCTTGAATTTCTCTATCAATCTTTTTCTCATCACCATGTGTTAATAACTTAAATGTTACAGTAACATTAGCTTTAGGTAAATGAAAATCAAATTCATTTCTACCTGGTTTTATATTTTCATTAAGTGGTAATGGATCAACTGATGATAAATCAAAATTTATTTTTTGTCCATCATATTCAAATTCATAATCTTTACCATAACCTAAAATACGAGCGGCTACTAATAAAGCATTTTTATCACAGATTAATAGATCATCATAATTGATAGAAGTAACAATCATTGATTGTAATAATTTGTCAATAACTGTTCCATTTTTTAAAAAGTTAACATTAGTTAAAATGTCTTCTTCTTTAGCTGACATATACTTCATTTCAAGTACACCTTTAGATAATAGTGATTCAGCTGGGTAAGGTAAACCCTTAGATGGTAATTCAATCTGCTCTGTTGGGAACTTTAATTTTTCTTCCATAACGTTTTATTAATTTTATATATATAAATATACAAAAAATAAAGGAGCCGTCCAAAAGGACGGCTCTTAATATTTGCACTGTGTTTAGATTAGTAGTTCAATATGCAATAATCCATAGCGATTGTCATGCTGATGCTAACATAAGCTTCGTTAGCCCAATCATATTCACCAAAGTTAGCTTCTTTAACATAAGCTCCCATCACTAACCATTCACCAACAACATCACCTACTGGACCTAAAACTTCTAATGTAATATTTTTCTTATAGAAGTCTGAGTAACCATCACGGCCTGTTACTGATTCATGTGCTAAACGAGCCCATTCCATTACAGCTTGAGCACCACTTGGAGTTACTGGATCGTAAAGTTCCATTGACATATCATTCCATCTAACTTTACCTTTTACTTTACGGTAAACGTTGATATGGTCTAATATGATTTCACCAGCGTTAAATGATGGAGATGCAACTTTTCTAACTAAGTAAGTTGGAATACCACCTATTCTCATTAAGAAACGATTTTGAACTTTAGGTTCAAACGCTGTAAACATTATTTCGGTAGGGTCTAATACTGCCATTGTATTGTTATTTTATATAAATATTAATAGATTAAGTTTATGAACCGAATTCTACACCAGTTGGTAAGATGTTGAAATCTAAGAGGATAAATTCAGCTGTACGAGTTGGTTGTAAGTAAATTTGTCCTACTAATTGATTACGATCAATTACATCTGGAGTATTATTTGTATCATCCATTACAACTCTGAAAGCGAATAAACCTTGTCTTTGTTGTACTGATTCAAGATATGGAGTAACTGTGTTTATAAAAGCATTTCTTGTAGTAGCTGTATTTTGTTCAAATACTAAGTTTTCAGCTACATCACCAATGTATCTCTTAAGCGCAATTAATAATCTACGAACATTGATACGATCTAAAGCACTAGCTTTTTTCTGTAATGTTTTCTGACCAAATGCAGCTACACCAATATTAGGGAAAGTAGAGATTGGATTAACTTTACCAGCATATAAATTATCACGATCTGTTGGAGATAATTTTCTTTCAGCTTGTAATACACTACCTAATCCACCTCTTGTTAAACCAGCTGGAGCAAACCATTCAGCACTCACATTATCATTGAAAGCATATACACCTGGCATAATTGTTGAAGCTGGAACCCATACGCGTTTACCAGTTTCTTGAGATATTACTTGAACCCAAGGCCAATAAGCACCTGCGTAGTTAGTATCTAAACCAGCTGCTTGATTAGTCACAGTTTTAAGTGTAACATTGTATGGTGATAAATCAGTAATATAGAAACAATCACCTCTGTTTTCAGCTAAACTGATAAAATTACCTACAGCTGAAGAGTGTAATGATTGGATCAAACCTGGAGTTGCTAATAAGGCGAAATCAAATTCATCTTTATTATTTAATAAAGCAGAAGCTGTAACATAGCTACCTTGAAGTAAACCTTGAGTTGTTGAACCAATGTTTTGGAATAATGTATTTCCAATAGTAGCTAAATCATTTCCAAAAGCGCCACCAAAAGCACCACCTTGAGAACCACTACCATTTACTGGAATTGATTGTGTATACTCATTTTTAGCGTTTCCAGCATTATCAAAATAATTTGGAGTTGTATAGTTAACTTGGCTTACACGAACATAGCGACTATTATTAACATAATCACCTATAGTTTGAATATAGTATTGACCATCAGCATCTTTAATAGCTAATTTTCTTTGGTTACCTATAATAGCCTCTAAATAGTTAGGTTGATTTGGATCCAATGAAACATTAGAATATGTTTCTAAAACAGTCTTACTATTATCATTATCATCACCTTGACGAACTAATAATGTGAATGTACCGCTTGAAGTGTCAGCATTTTGGATTTCCCATCTCACATTCATATTAGAACCACTAGCTAATGAACCATCAGATAAAATAGAACCTGAGTTATTCATTATAAAACCAGTAGATAAAGTTTCTAATACAAAGGTTGATTGACCACTACCATCTGAACCACCAGTGAAAGTATCAGTAAGTGGGAAGAAAGCATTATCATAGAAATAATATTGACCAGCATATAATCTCCAACTATTAGCAAATGTTCCAGCTGAAGAAGCACTAACAACTAAAATGTTAGAACTATTATCATAACTAGAAGTTAATGAACTTAAACCAACAGTATCGTTAATAGCTTTTGAAGCTGAATATCCAAATGTGTCAACATTGTAGTTACCATACATGTTAAAGTAAACGGTTTTATTTCCGTTACTATCAACTTGGTAGTTATCAAAAGTTGTACCAATAAGATTTACATTAGTAGTTCCTAAATCTACACGAGCGGTCACTAAGTTAAAAATAGTAGCTCCTGTTAAATCAACAGAAGCACCAGCTTTAGCAGCTGTAGATGATGGGATTGTATTTGGAATAGCACTAGATGTAGCTGAAGTATAAGTGTCACTAGTAACTCTAGTGATTAGAGCTGTAGTACCACCTTGTCCGAAATAGTTTCTAGCAGTTATTGATGTTAGGAACTCATAATTAGCACCACCACTAGTGAACAAGCCACCAAATTTGTTTTTGAAGTCACTATAAGAAGTAACTACAGTTGGTACGTTAACGGGGCCAGTAACAGTTGGACCTACTAAGGCTAAACCAACAGTAACTGGATTCTGTGTTATTTGAGATAAGTCATTCTCACGTGTTAGAACACCTGGAGAGATTAATGTTTCTTGCGCCATGTTTTGAATAGATTTTGTCTAATGATAAATATATAGAGTGTGTTATAAAACGAAGAAGCCCCGACATCACTGTCGAGGCTTTCTTCTATATTAACTCCTAACACCTAACAATACATATTACGGTTTTACTTCTCCTGTATCAAGATCAATAGATCCTTGACCATACTTTTCTTGCAACTGTTTAGCAATTTGTTTTTCCTTACTAATTAATTCTTTTTGCATTTCTAATAAAGATGATTTTTGTAATTCTAAATCACCTACAGCTTGAGCTAAATTAGTATATTCTTGTCTAAGATCTTTAACAGTTTGTAATTCATCCGCTGTTAATTTTTTAGCGACAATACCCATGATTATTCTTCAATTTTAATTAACTTAAAAAATATGTTATAAACACCTTCAGTTTCAACACCTTCAAATTCTTCAAGGCTAAAAGAACGATATTCTAAATCACACTCTTCATTTAACAAAGCATTAAAATCATTTTGAAACTTAACAAAATCTGGATTCACTTCACGTGATTTGATTTCTTTAGTTTCTTCATCAATAACTTCGTTAATGTAAAGCGGAATACTAATAGCGCCATTGTCTTCTTTACCGTATTTCTTGATTAACTCTTCTTTAAGTTTTTCTACTGATTCTTTTTCAGCAGCTACTTTCTTATTAAGATCATGTAACCAATACTTTGTAGTTAATTTGATTTTTTCGCTCAATAAGCCTTTTGATAATACTTCACCAGTTTGTTGGTTAGTAACACCATTTAATTCAGCTTCAAGTTGATAAAATTCCGATAACTTCAATGTAATTTTTTCCATATATTATTTTTGTGCTTTTTTTACAACTTTTTTAGCAGCTGGTTTCTTAGCGGCTGCTTTCTTTTTAGGTTCTGTTTTCTTTTTAGCGATAATTTCAGCTATTGGGGCTGGTGTAACTTCAGGAGCTAAATCTTCTATAAATGGATGAACTTCTGTGTTGATTTCTTTTAGATCTTCATTTTGTTGTTTGTTTAAAAACCAAAATCCAACAATTACACTTAATACAGCGGCGATAATTAAAAATGTTACCATAAATTTTTATTTGATATAAATATATATAAGATTTAGAAAATAACCAAATTTTATTTTATTTGTTTATTTCTTATAAAAGAAATGTCATATGTGGTTAAAGATATAGGCAATGTGTCATTATTAAATGGATGTTTATATGGGTCTGTTGAGCGCCATCCTTTACCCCATTTTTCATTCATATACTCAAAATTAATCAAATTAATCTGATCTAACCTGCTAGTTAATTCAGGACTTGATTTTTTAGTTTGGCTACCGTGAGTATAATATTCATTGTATAATCCTGGGCCATGATAATATGGTTTACTTAAGTTACATATTTTTTCTACTGGTTGGTTATACAATCGCATTATATAATCAGCATCTTCACAATAAGCAGGAGTTAGATTTTCATCAAATAATCCATGACTTTGTATCACTGAATCTTTAATTAAAAATAAATCCCATGCTCCTTGTCCAAAATCACCCCCATATGGAAACACTAATCCAACATTCTGTTGTGCTGCTGTATACATTTCTTCAAGTAATCCTTCTGTAAATGCTACATCATCATTTACTATAATCCAATAAGGTGAGTTAATGTAAGATTTAATAATTAAATTCCAAACACATGATACACCTAAATTAGATGGTAAATGACATATTGTAAGTTTATTTACAAACTTATGCTCTATATTTTTTAATTCCTCTAGTTCTTGAGTAATTTCATCCTTACCATTATTATTAAAAATAACAAAGTTTTCTACTGGGTAGTCTATACTTTTATATAGACGTTCTACCCAATAAGGGTTTTTCATAACTGCTGTTCCTATAACTGGTATCATTTCTGTTCGTTAAAGAAAAATATGTGAAATAATCTACTACTTTCTATATCCCATCCAAAATAATTTAATCCAGAATGAATTAAACCACCATCAAATATAACTAATCTATTAAATACATTTCCTACAATATCCACTGTTTCATATGGTGTGCCATCTACAAATGTTTTTTGATTAAATACTTTCATTCCTTCTCCTGCATCCCAATTGATTTGACTATTGTGAAATATTTTAGTTTCTTTATGTCTAAGAAAACTAGTACCTGATTGAGGTGGAGCATCTGGTGTTAAGTAAATTACAGCAGCCCATTTTTGAGTATCACAATGAAATACTGATGGTGTTCCTGCTGGGCAATATTGGAAACGTCCGTTAATTCCTTCATCAAACCATCCATATCCATTATCACGATCTGCTATTTTTTTACCAATAATACTTTCAAATGCTTCTCTTACACCATCAAACATAAATTGTTTTCTAGTACGATGACCAACAGCTCCTTCTCCTGGGTAATATGTTTGTTGTAAAGCAAAGTTTCTAACAGCAATTGGATCAGCATAGAAGTTATCTACAACAAAAAATCGTTTATCTTCTAAATTGGATACTCCACATTGATCTGTTTCAACTATTCCCCACTCTGATTCTGGATTACGGTCTATGTATTTCATCCTATACGGTTTAAATTATTTAATATAGCTTGTTTATGTATATCATCTACTGGCTCATTCTCTAATAAATATCTAAATATGTTTCTTGATTCTTCACACAATCCACACCACCAAGCACTAACTGCTTTTTCAAATATAACACCATAGAAACCTGGATAGTCAAGAGTAGTTTTTAATTTGCTTGGTTTTCTAGTAGCTACTTTATCACCTATACTAGCTATAAGATAACTATTAAACCATTTTTCAGCTCGCTCATAAAATCTACTCAAATAGAAATACCCTTCAGGTCTATGAGGCATTAATGCTACAGCATGTTGTAACATACCTTCTACTGAATTGTTTCTACTACCTTGTGAATCAAAACACATCGCTGCTCTTAACAAACATTCATAACGAACTAATTCATCATATGTCCTTTCAGCTGCCCTTAAATAAAACGATACAGCAGATGCCGTTTGTTCTATACTATGGTAATAATAACCCATATAAAAGTTTATTTCTGGGTTATTTGGGTATTCTATATAGTGACTTAGTAATGATTTTAGTATATCTTTTTCACCCATCTCTTTATAAAAATCAAGTAATGAATATACATTCATCCACACATGTTTATTATAAGTGAAATTAGTATAGTTTATTTCTTCAGTTATGTTAAGTTTAGTTTGATGACCTTTTTTAATCACACCTAAACCCATGTCAGTGTCTATAGTGAACATTTCAAGATCATTTCTTGTTTGTCTTAATTCAACAAATGCTTTCCAACAATCTCCTGTCCACATTCCGCTACTAAATGGAATAATTTGCATTTCTTCATTAGTAGGAAGCATATCATGACATATAATATATCCATGTGGGTTAAGACAATCTAAAGCATTAATTATATCTTTATAAACTTGATCTGAATGATGTAATCCATCTACAAGAATAATATCAAATTTTTCAGTATTATCTTTGAAGAAATCATCTGATGTTTCTTTAATAACTCCTGGGTATGGTGAGTATGGATCAACTCCTACTTTATGTTCTATTTTTATATTTTCAAAACTAAAGCCTTGGTCAACACCTATTTCAAGGTATTTTTTTGCTTTAATTTTATCAGCTAAATAATTTATAATATATATTTTATCCATTGATAAATTCCTCTATTGTTGTTTTAGGTGCTCTTAATAGATAAGCGGCGTTATCTTGAAAGCCAAATGTTATTAAATATTCATTTTTATACTCAGCCATTCCAACACAAAATTCAACATCAGCATCCATAAAATGAAATTCTGGTGTTATTTTAAGTATATTAAAATCTTTATCCCATATAATGAATCGATGGTAGTAAACAGCGTCTTTTCTTCCTTCTTCACTCTTAAATAAGTCTACTTCATGTGTAATAGCAAAATAACCATCTTTATATGGTACAATTTGAGATCCACCTCTTAAATCTCTAGGTATATTAATTGTGTTACTTAAATGAACAGTTTGTGATGTACCCTTTATAGGATCTACTTTAACTAATTCTGTTGGGTTAGCCCATTTAACATAATGAAATGGTTTGTCAATAACTGGCATCCAATTTTTTTCACAGTATGAATTTGGATCATTAGGTGGTTCAATTCTTACTCTACTAATTTCTTTTACACTATCTTTATTTACCTGTATTTCAGATAATTCCATTCTACCAACTCCATTTGTAGTAGTATCTCTACGTACACCTGATAGATATAATTTATTATCCCATTCAATGATACGGGCATCCTCTAATCCTACAAATTCCCATAATGGCTCATACACATCAAATGTACTAGTATCTACTTTATAGTATTTACTGACTTTAAAGTCATTACCTATTTCACAATACCAATTCCATGTTCTTAAACGAACATCATTTTCTGGATGGATATAAGTTAATGGTCCGTATGGATGTTGAAATAATTTTTTCTCTGAATGGTAGAATGTATAATTTACATGTCTTATAATAACAGTAATTTTCCCATCTTTTACCATTATAGATGGATTCATTAATCCAGTACCGTTAGTAAGTTCAGCAGGAATTAAAAGAGGAGTAATGTCTCCTCCAGTGTCAATAACGCGTTTAACTAGATTTTTTTCCATAACTTAATTAAGGTATAAATTTATTTTCGCGTATCCAAACAATCGCTATATATTTTATTCCTTCTTCTACAGGTAAACCAGCGTGAAGTGAGTCATGATTCAATGAACCATCTGGGTTGAGGTTGTCCCATATAATTAATTTGCCTTGTTCTGGTGCTACTTTCACATCAATAGTAGGAAATACTGTTTCGCCACCTTTAAAATTATCATTTAAGTAAATTAAACATGATTTAGTTCGTTGTCCACCTTTAGCTAATTCAGCTTCAGTGTAAGATTGATTTAGGTGAAAAAAGTCATGATGATTTTTATACTCACCACCAATTTTATATTTAACTAAATGAATACTTTCTTGATTTTCCTTTGGTAATTTAGATACTTCAACTAACATATCTGAAATGAAATTATTATCATTGTCATTTTTATCTATCCATGTTCCTTCAGCTTTTCTATATTCATCTTCATTATCACTACCTAATACTTTTAGATTTTCTAATTTTGATTCACATATTTGAATCAAGGTATTACATTGTTCTGGTGTGATAAAATTTTTAATTTCTACCATATTGTTTTAATTTTGGATGTTTTAATAAATGACTATATTTAGGAAAGTTTATAGATATTTCTTGATACATTTTTTTACAGTGTTCTACTCTTAAGTCTTCACTTTTATTATAATAAGCTTTCCATAACCATACATGCCACCAATTAATAAGATCTTTAGTAGCGTCATGTTTAATAGGATAATAAAAAATAGCACTTTCTCCAACCTTATCATCACCTGTTCCTTCAAAATTTGATAGGAATACTTTATCAGTGAGTGTTTGTGGTTTAATATTATTTCTTCTTAATATTTGTCCTAATAATCCTTGATCTGTAAGTAACCAAAACCATTCAGGTATTTGATCTTTAGTATTTACTGCTTCTAAATGATCTTTTAAATATTCTGTTTGTATACTTTTATTATTAATATATAAAAAAGAAGTATTTGGAACTAACATATGGTATGAGTAATCTTCTGGTGGTGACCAATGTTTGATTTCTGAGAATTGTTCTTTATTTGGATAATATTGTCCTCTAGCTATTTCCCAATGAGCAATTGTTATATCAGAATTAAACACCCATTCAGGTAATTTTTCTTTAATTATAAAATCTAAATCTAAAAAACAAAATGGAGGTTCTTCTTTACAAATACAGAATGTTTTACCTGATGTCCAAAATTGTCCCGCGTCTATATTATTATAATTATTTAAAGTATCTATATCAATTTCATCCCATAACTCTAACATATTATGTTTTCTATAATATTCATATCCAGTAGAATCAGTATAAAGTTTAGTAGGACCATTATATTCTTTCCAGTAACCAACAGACATTATAGTGTATAATAATTCATAATCAACTATAGTGTATTTGTCTGAAGTTATTTTGTTTATTATTTTAAACGCAGGATTTATTAATCTTTTTCTTTCTGAAAATGGTTTAGTCCAATTAACAAAAACAGCTTTCATTATCAGATATGTTATATATTTTATTAAATGTATTTAAATATTTTATATCAGTTATTGTAGAATTAGTAATACTATGCATATGGTTTAATTCATCTATATACATTTTACCTTTATTTTTCATTTCCATTTTACCACTAGCGTAATGAAAAAGATACTCACCAGCATTTTGATATGATATTCCTATTCCTTTAATATGATCAGGTAAAGTTAAATCTGATTCATAGTCATGAATTAATACTTTTACTTTTAAATTGAGTTTTTTTACTAATTCATATAACATATGTTGCTCAACAAATGTAATATACTTACCTCTTTCAAATTTTTCAAACTCATCTTTAATAACTTTACTAGCTTCAACCATGTACTCTATTGCTGAGTTGCAATATGTTTTTCTAAATTCTTCATCTTTTATATAAAGAAAAGATACATTAAATGATTTATTACCCCAATTGTAGTCCCAATTCACATTAATATTATTAAAAGCGTCTTGAGGTTTTAAATAATTTTTATTTATATATTCAGCCCACAAACAAGATATGTCTGTGTTTTCAAATACACCCATTTTTTCTAGGTTAGAATAAAATCTAAAATCTAAATCAAACATAACAGAAGGACCGTCAATAAAAAGCTGTGCTTTTATTTTTGCGGCTGCCCAAAATATATTAAGATTTATATCAGTAATTTCATCTAATAAAGTATCATTTACTTCATCAAATAACTCTAGTATCCCAAACTGTTCATAATATTTCTTAGTAAATTTATCTACAAAAAATATAGTTTTCCATTCTGGGTGAAAATGTTTAACAAATGCTAAACATGATACAGTACATAACACTTCAGTTTTTAATTGAATATATGAACCATTTTTACTTGTATCATTTGCAATCCATATTGCAGTCATAACTAGTTTATTTGCTTAAATTCTACATCTATCTTAGAGTAATTTACATTATAGAATCCATTTTCATCAATCCCTACAGCACTTTCAAATTCAGTTCCAATTAATTCTTGAGCAATAACTCCTTGATATACAACACCAGGATTATTAATATATTCAAAAGTGTAAATATTAATTCCTAATACTGAGTTACCAATCATCATTAAGTTAGTTTTTAATCTAACATCAGATGGAGATGATGGTGGTGGTGGTGGAGGTGGTGGTGGTGGAGGAGGTGGAGGAGGAGCACAAGAAGTATAGTTAGTTACCATACCAGATGAGTCAGTGATCACAGCGTAAATGTTAACTCCATCAAATGATAATCCTTTCCATTGACCTCCTGTATTTAAAGGAGTAGTAAGAGCAGTATTGTCATAGATGTAAGTAACACTTGATTGCATAAAGTTCACATTAGTGTAATAGCTTCTAGAACTAAAGTAATTATTACAAGCTGTTGTTGAATCATTAGCTAAACCACCTACAGGCCCTAACAACACATAATATACTGGTGTAGGTGTTGGGGTTGGAGTTGGAGTAGGGGTAGGTGTTGGTGTTGGAGTAGGTGTACAAGTAGCAGTATGGTTATAACCATACCACTCACTCATAGCAGCTGGATTACCAGAACTAGGTCTAGAAGGACTACAAACATTAATAGTGACATAACCACCATTTTCTGCTGTGTCCAATGAGAATGGGGATTGAGTAGATATTCCTAACTCAACCCTTATATCATTCATTGTTATAGTTCCTGATGATGGTAATGCCATATTTTATATTATTCTACAGTTGGAGTAGGGGTAGCTGTTTCAGTAGCTGTAGGGGTTGGTGTTGGTGTAGCTGTTGGAACTGGAGTTGGAGTAACTAACCATGGAGATGTTAAAGTCACTACTGGTGGGTTGATTTGGTTAGCAATGTTTTGAGCTAAACCAGCTTTTAAGTTATCAACAGATCCAGTACCCATAGCATTTTCTACCCAGCCTTGTACTTGTTCTAACGTTAATTCTTCAAACGGAGTGAATGATGAACCAGATGTATAGGTTAATCCTTGTGTACCGATTGATTGAGCTGTGTAAGTTGTTTCGCCTACTATTTCAGAAGCATGTAATTGCCAGTGAGCAACAAATACCACATCATGTTCACCAGATGATGTAGGGTAAGCTTCTAGTGGGTTAATTGTCCAATTGTAAGTAATAGCCATTTTATTTTAATTTTGTTTTTGTGATAATAAATATTTAAGATCTTCAACTTCAGTTTTTAGTTCTTTGATTGCTTCGATTAATACACCTACAATGTTACCATAAGATACACCTAGCATTCCATCTTCTTGTTTAAATACAACTTCAGGAAGTATTTCTTGTACTTCTTGTGCAATAACACCAATCTTAGGTGATTTATCACTTTCATCTATTCTATTATATGAAACTCCTCTTAATGATAAAACTTTATCTAATGAGTTTTCTATTGTTTTAATGTTTTCTTTTGTTCTTTTATCTGAGTATGCTACCACATCTCCATCTACTGTTAATGTACCTGCAGCAGTTAATGTTAGGCGTTGAGTGTGATTTGCGTTTGTTTGTCTCATTACAATACCAAATACACCTTCATATGTACCTGAACCTTTATAAGCTCTTAATGATACTCTATGGTGTTGACCATCAGCATCATTTGTACTCATGCCAAGTTGAACTCGTTGACCTGATTGTGTATTAGATATGAATATAGCATCATTAAAATCATTATTAGCTGCGTTTTGATTTATTTCTAATGCATATGCAGCTCCAGATACAAAACGACCATTACCAGCTACATCTAACCTAGCTGCTGGAGATGTGGTGTTTATGCCAACATTACCACTAGAATTTATTCTAATAGCTGAATTGCCATTAACATAGAATAACATATTGGCGCTACTTGTAGCTCCTGTGTTAAATTCAATTCCATTAATACTAGAATTATGGTATATATGCATTCTTTCAGTAGAACCATCAAATATTTGATATCCATTTCCACTAGAAGCATTTACTCGTATAATACCATTAACTTGAAGAGGAGCAGCTGGGGCTGTAGTACCTACACCAACATTACCATTTGATCTTACTACTAATCCTGATTCAGTGTATCCAGCAAATCCAAAAGAGAAATAACTATCTGTATTATTAACAGGTACCATACAAATGATACCATCAATGATAGCACTATCTGTCATTAGTAATTTAGCTACTCTTCCACTACCATTGTTGGTGAGTCGTAATATAGCTGGTACTGTTGAAAGTGTACCAGTACTAGCACGTTGTACACTTAGTATTTCATTATTCCACATTGATGTAGTACCTATACCTACATTACCATTACTTACTATGAAATTTCCAGCTGTTATAGTTGTATTAGAAGCTGAGGATATATTTAAAAAGGAGTTTGCTGAGTTATTTATTGTTGCTGTACCTCCTCCGTTATCACTGATAACTAGATTACCATTATTAGTATCAGTTGTTTTAAAAGCTAAACTACCTCTAATAACAGTATTGCCATTAATATCAAGTTTAACTGCTGGGGATGTAGAACCTATACCAACATTACCTCCTGGTAATAATGAAATTCCTGTGCTATAAGTATATCCAGTTTCATCTGATGGGTTTCCAACATTCCAATAAGCTCTTGATAATGAGGTACTATTTCCAAGTACACCAAAAAACACAGTGTTACTTGTATCTGATGTTGTTATTCTACTTGCTCTAGCCCAACCCCCATCATTTAATCCAGATAAATTCATTTCTGGTCCATAGGCATAACTTTGAAAATAAACTCCATTTGTAGGTCCAAGTCTGTAAGTACCACTTACATCTAATTTGTAAGATGGTGATGTAGAACCTATACCAACACTTCCTCCTTTAAAAATCATTACATCTCCAGTAGTATCAGCTATAGCACCATAAGTTCCATTAGCGCTAAGCTTTAACATCATAGTAGAACCATTGATAAACTGAAGTACAGGTCTGTTTGCTGACAATGATGAAATTGTGATTCCATTATCGGCTCCTCTTACTTCTAATTTATCTGTTACTGTTGTGGTACCTATACCAACATTACCATTAGATTGGATACGTACTCGTTCTGTTTGAGAAGCTCCTATAGAGTTTCCTTTTGCTCTAAATGTTATATGACCAGAATAGTCACCATCATCAATAACTCTTATAGTAGCACTTGCGTTAGCATATCCTGATGTGGTTGTTGAATAAGTGGTAAAGTCTAAATCAACAAAAGCGCCGGTTCCACCAGTATTATTATTTAAAAATAAAGCGGTTCCATTTGATGTAATTAAGTTATGTTGTTTACCAATTGGTAATATAGTGCCTATACCAACATTACCATCATTTTTTATATATATTTTTGCATCAAATGTACTTCCAGTTTGAGTAGTAGTTTGTAAAATAGCAAAATCACCAAATACATTATAATCATTATTTATTAACCAACTTCTACTATTAGCATTTGCATTATAGTTAATCCAAAATCCACCTTGTGCAGTACCATCTCCATTACTTCCTTGAGCTTGTATTCTAGCTCCTGATGTTAAAGTACTTGTAAATCTTCCAGTACCAGTAACATCTAATGTAAATGATGGTGATGTAGTACCTATACCAACATTACCACTAGCAACAGTAACTCTTGTAGTTCCAGTATCAACTAAAGCAAATGTTGTAGCATATCTTACTTCTATAGGTATGTTAGCATTTGCGGCGTCGTTTACACCTCCTATAACAATTGCATTAGCAACATTTACTGCTGCTCCTACATAAAAGTTAGCATTTGTAGTTTGTTTAACTTGAAATATGAAGTTTGGTGTTGTAGTACCTATACCAACACTACCATTATTAAAATATGTTTTATCTTGTCCTATTTCTACAATATCTGTACCAGAGGAATTAGTTAAAAACATTTCAAAATTCTGGTCTACTCTCCATCTATATTGATTAGATGAATCTGTAGCACGATACATATTTACACCACTTTGTACTTTTATGTCAAGAGATGCTTGAGGATTTGTAGTGCCTATACCAACATTGCCTCCATTTTTAACAGTTACTCTAGCAGTACCACTACCAATAGCACCAGCATAAATTGTAAAGTCACCTGTTGCTATGTGAGGTGCTAAAGCTGGGGCTTGGAAGTCACCAGATGCATTTCCTCTAATATAAAAATAACTTGAACCATCACTTACTTCTAATTTAGCTCCGGGAGATGTAGTGCCTATACCTATGTTACCTCCACTGGTGATACGCATTCTTTCAGTGTTACCTGTTCTAAATTCTATACGAGAGCCTGCTGATCCATAGATATTAATACTATTTTGATCATTTTCAACACCAGATCCATTTAATCTTAACCATCCATTAGTTCCTGCTCCATTTAAATAAACAGCGTTATTTGTACCATAATAAGATAAAGTACCATCAGTAGCATATAGACTTGAATTGACAGGAGCTATTAGCATACCTGTTGTAATTTTTAAATCACCAGCTACTTCAAGTTTATACCCTGGAGATGTAGTACCTATACCAACATTACCATTGGATTGAAGGATAGTAAATAATGTTGTTCCAAAATTACTAGTGTATATTTGAAATGAATTTGCATTACCTCCTATGTAAACACCACCAGCAGCTTCTCCAGATCTAAATAATCCTATTTGAGCACTACCATTTACAGCAGTGAATCTTGTATATCCATTAGCATCATATGATGTTATTTGACCAGCAGCATCAACAACATGAAGTTTACCACTTGGAGATGTAGTACCAATACCAACATTACCATCAGTTGTGATTGTCATTCTTCTTGTAACAGTACCTACAGCACCTGTATCAAATCCTAATCCCATAGGTGCACCATCCCAAGCTGTTCTTTCACCTGTTATTCTAGCACCTAATCTATCTACTTCATCTGTAAAATTTATATGTGCTAACCAAGTACCAGTACTACCATTTACATGGTTTTTATGTAAACGAATATTACCTTCATATATTTCTAATTTGTCTGTTGGTGATGAAGTACCTATACCTAAGTTACCATCAAAATTCATCACCATTACTTGGGAATTATTCTTATTCCAGCTATATAGATCACCTGCTGCTTTACTAGAAGCAGTACCTATAATAGATGTCATTTCAGAATCCCAGTTACCAACGTTATATACTAAACGAGCTCCACCTTGTATCCAAAATTCATCTGAGTGTACTCCTGTTCCTTGGAAGTCATTATATACACCTATTGAGAAACGAGCATCTTCTGTTGTTGGAGCTCCTTGAACATTAGCTGAATCATCTTGGAATAAGATGAATCCCATATCTGAAGTAGCATTTACTTTAGATTCAAATTGAATCCAAGCATTACCACCATTTGTCGCTGGTTGTAAACGAATTGTTTTTCCGTCTCTAGTTCCTAAATCAAGTTTAGCGGCTGGACTTGAAGTACCTATACCAACATTAGTTCCATTGTCAAAAATTAAACTATCTCCAATAGTGGTAGAACCTGTAAATTTAGATACATAGTTTGTAGTACCTCCTGGGCTTACACCTGTAGCACCTTGTGTACCTTGAGCACCAGTTGTGCCTTGAGCACCTGTAGTACCCTGTGTTCCTGTTGTACCCTGAGCGCCAGTAGTTCCTTGAGCTCCAGTTATACCTTGAGCGCCTGTTGTTCCCTGAGTTCCTGTAGTACCTTGTGCACCTGTAGTTCCTTGAGCTCCAGTTGTACCTTGTGCACCTGTTGTACCTTGTATACCTTGAATACCTTGAGTACCTGTTGTACCCTGAGACCCAGTTGTACCCTGTGTACCAGTTGTACCTTGTATACCTTGTATACCCTGAGTACCCTGTGTTCCAGTTGTACCTTGTATACCTTGTATACCTTGTGTTCCTTGAGCGCCTGTAATTCCTTGTATACCCTGTGTACCTTGAGCTCCAGTTATACCTTGAGTACCTTGAGCTCCAGTTATACCCTGTATTCCCTGAGTACCTTGAGTACCTTGAATACCCTGAGTACCTTGTGTTCCTTGAGTTCCTTGGATACCTTGTGTTCCTTGAGTTCCTTGGATACCTTGTATTCCTTGAGTTCCCTGTATGCCTTGAATACCTTGAGTTCCTTGAGTACCCTGTGTACCTTGAACACCTTGTAAACTTAAATCTGTTCTATATCTTAAATTACCACTTGTATCAGCAACTACAATATTAGTTTCAGTTGTACCTTGTGGTATGTTTGTATATGCTAATGATCCTGTTACACTTAATGAACCAGTAAATTGATGTGTATTAGAAGTTAATGAACCAAATCTAGTAGAACCTGTTACAAAAGCAACTGATGAAGTCACAATTTGAACAACTAATGTTTGCGCTGTTAAAGTACCTCTAACAGTAAAATCATCAGCTGAAGACGCTGTTGCGGCGTATGAGGCTGTATAAGTGAAAGATGCTGTTGTTGCTGTTGCAGCATTTCCACTAATGGAAGCACTAATAAATGATTTATTTTCCCATTTAGTGGCAGTTGTATCATAAACTAATGCTTGTCCATTTAGAGGACCTGATATTAATACATCAGATAGACCTGCTAATGTTTGAGTTATTGTTGATCCTCCACCTCCTGATCCTCCTACTGATCTAAACAGACCTCCAGCCTGAATAGCATATGAGTCAGTAACTGTAAAATCAGCGTCATTTCTTACAATAATTGCTCCTAAATAGATTGCGTTTGCTGCTGTATTTGGTGCTTCAACAAACGGTTCAAAAGCAATATTTGATGTTGCATCTACTAGACTGGCATATGTAGCATTACCATAATAAACGACTATAGCTTTAGCTACACTATTAGGGAAATAGAATACTCTTTGAATAGAAAATTCTCTGTTTGATCCTCCTCCTGGTACTGCTGTTAGTACACCATTATTTGAGTATTGTGTTGGATCAATTGTTGTATAACCTGCACCTGCATTTGTATCATATACCCAAGTAGAACCTGACTGTCTATATCTAAAGATTTTAGATATATTAGTTCCACTATCAGTAGTGTAGGATGGATTATTTGGATCTATAGGATAGTTAGAACCAGGTGAGTAAGCTGTACCGCTTGCTACTATTAAACTACCTGTAGAAGATCCACTAGGCGCTAAAGTATATCCTGATAATTTTAGTGGTCCAAATGCTCTATTAAATATATTTTGTTGTTGTTCAAAACCATATGCTACAGTAGGCTGTGTTTTAACACCGTTAATTGTAGATCCGTTTTGAAATAATACAATACCTATATTAATTTCTGTATCAAACTGTCCAGCAGCATATGGTGTACCTTGTTGGTAAATATTACCAGTCGAATCAATAGATACAAACGCTTGTTGATATGACGCGGTAAGTGGTGCAATACTAGCCGATAAATTACCCCAGTTTAAGTATTTGATGGTTGGATAAGGATTATCATTTAAGCTAGCATTTAAATTTACTATAATACCACTACCGCTACTAACTTGATATGTAGTAGATCCTACAGTAGCTGTAATTAAACCACCATTTAATAAACCAGTATATAAGTTACCTTCAAGCCATCTTAAACGAGTTACGTTATTATATCCTTTACTGTTTTGGCTGAAGTATAAATCTTGAGTAGATCCTGATACGTAGATGTAAGATGCAGAAATACTTGTATTGATATTAGTATTTACAGGTAAAAATCTTGTATAACCTGTTTGTTCTATATCACCAAATATGTTGATTGTAGGAGTATTTGAACCCTGTGATCCTGATATGGTTAAGCTACCTGATAATGAAGTATTTCCAGTTAATGTGTTATTTCCTATTTGAGTAGTAGAACCAGATACTAATAATGAACCTGTTACTGTTGTAGTTCCTATAACATCTAATGAGCCTGTTATTCTAGCTGACCCTGTATAAGGAAATATTATTGTTGGTGGAGCATATGATGCTGATATAGCATTATTAGACCAGCTAGCAGTTCCAAAAAGTGATCCAGTTATTGAAGGTACTATTAGTGATCCTGTTATTTCAACTGTAGAATCATGAGCGTATATTAAGTTTGATCTATTACTATCGTCAGTTCCATTACCTACAATAAAAGCTGCAGGTACAGATGATACAGTGTTAAATTGGCCCTGTACGTGTTGATGATTGGCTAATGCTATTGTTTGATAACCTTCAGCATGTGAATATGAGCCTGATGCTATTGTTTCTTGACCTTCAGCATGTGAATAATTTCCTTTCGCTTGGGTATAATCTCCTTCAGCATGCGAGTAGTCTCCTGTTGCTTTAGTAATACTTCCTTCAGCATGTGAGTATTCTCCTGTCGCTATATTTCCCTCTAATCCTTGAATAAGAGAGCCAGTTATTATAACTAGTTGATTTAAAGGATTAATATATGATGCAGTTGATGCAAATGATGAGCTTACTGCGTTTAGTACATAGGAAGCAGTAGTTGCATTTTGAGCCCAACTTGAAGTACCAAATAATGAACTAGTTATACTAGTTGCATTTATACTACCGTTTTGTACTGTTGAACCTGAAATGTAGATAGAACCTGTAAATGTTAATGTATCCGCATTGGAAGAGAACACTGTTGAGCCAGCATTACTAGCTATATTTACTGAACCACTTACTGTTAATGATCCACTAAGATTAGATGATCCAGTAACTGTTAATCCGTTTGTTACATTAATAGAGTTTAAAGCAGCACTTGAGCCGCTAACTAAGACTTTCTTCCAATTTGGCATTTTATATTACAATTTTTACTGCGGTTAGATACATACACTTATGCCGTGTATATGCCTACTTCCTTTCGGCCAACAGTATGTTTGTAATAAATATGAAAAAATTAAGGTAACTTAGAATAGTAATTCTGTAGTTTCAAAATAAGTTCATATACTTTTTGAACATGCTCACCTTTAAAACTAGCCTCTTTAACCATCATTAGTAAGGTTTCTACCTCACCTTTACTTAATTCAATAGATGGTACTGATTTAGAATCGTCTGTTCTTCCTAAATTAATAATACTTTTTGCGTTAAAAGCCATAACTAAATTTTTGAGTTTATTTATTAAGACCATATAAAAATATCGCCTGTGTCTTGTTTAATCCATAAGTTACCAGCGCCGTTTGATGAGCCACCCCATGTTGGAGGTGTAGCATCTGATGGAGCTGCGTTTGTTGATAATTTAGCAGTAACACCAAATTCATCTGGTGTTGCAGATGAAGCAGCAGCGTCAACATTTGGAGCTACAGCCCATCTTCCATATTCACCTGTTGAAGTTGATTCTAAATACCAAGCTGAACCTGAATATCCTGGACCTGAACTTACTATAATACCACCATCTGTTAATGTGTTAGAACCAGATGCTAATAAAGCAAATCTGTCAGCAATTAAAAGTGATGTTTGGTTATTAAAACTAGCTGTACCAGCAACTGTTAAGTCACCTGCTATAGTTAAATCACCTGCTATAGCAACATCATCAGGTAAACCAATAGTGATTGTTTGGCCAGAAACTGAAGTTTCAACTTCATTAGCTGTACCAGCAACTGTTAAACCTTGAGTCAATAAATTAACTGAACCGCTAGTATTAAATGAACCGCTAGTATTATTAGAACCAGTGATTCTTAAAGTTGTAGCTAAACCAGTTAACTGAGATCCATCACCTTGGAATGATCCACTAAATGAACCACTTAAATAAGTAGTTAAATGTGATGTTGATATTTGTTGGTTTGTACCAACAGTTACCTGATTAAGTATCGCGTTACTACCTGATACTATGACTTTTTTCCAAGTTGCCATGTTTCTATATTAGTTTTTAAAGAAAGTATATACTGCCTGTCGATACATATGATAAAAAACAGTAAATATTACTTCTGTGATAATAAATATTTTAATTCGTCTATTTGTTGTTGTTGTTCTTTTATTGCTTCAATTAATAAAACTGTTAATTTTTCATATTTAACAGCTTTATATCCATTATCTCGTGTTGTTACAAGTTCAGGTAATACTTCTTCAACTTCTTGAGCTACAACACCGTAATCATGTCCTTTATAAACATCTTGTTTATCATTCCAATCAAATGAATACCCACTTAGTTTTGATACTTTTGACACAGCGTCTGTAATTAGAGTTAAATTATCTTTTAAACGTTTATCAGATGAATAATATGCTACAACATCTCCTGTCACTCTAAAAGCACTAGTAGTTGCTAACATGTAACTATCATCTGGTACTGATAATGAATTGGCACTGTTATTACCTCCTCCTCTAATTTCAACACTATTTCCATCTTTAGCACTAACGTATGTGTTACCATCTGATTTACCAGATAAAATCATATAATCATTGCCTCCTGATTGGAATGATGTTTTTAATCCAATATAGTTTGCAGATGTTGAGTATGCATCTTCACCTAATATTAATTGACCAGCTACTACACATAAATTATTACCTTGAACATCTAATTCTTTTCTTGGTGATGTAGTACCTATACCTAAACTACCTCCATCACTAATAACTACTTTATATGAACTATCAGTTCTGTTGTACCAACCCATTAGTCCTGGTTGGGCTCCCATTGACCATAGATTAGAGTTTGCTGATTTAAAATCAAACCAATGTCCTCCATTACTACTTCCGTCCATGAATATTCCTTCATTATCTCCAGACCTAACATGAAGTTTTTTGCTTGGTGATGTAGTGCCTATACCAACATAACCACTATTATCAAAAGTAACCATATCACCAACTCCCTTACCACCTCCAGTGTAAAACTTCATTTTATTAGTATCAGAATCATCAACATATATTCCTCTACCATTCAATGGAGTTTCAAAAGATATTTGAGCGTCAGCTCCAGTACCTGTTGCTAAAAGTCTTAATTGTCCGTAAGAATCATTATTAGCTCCTGATATTTGTAATTTTGTAGCTGGTGATGTTGTTCCTATACCAACATTACCATTAGTTCCAACATGCATCACTACACCAACAATATCATTACCAAAGCGGTATCCAGCTATATTTGAGGAACTACCATAAAAATATAGATAATCTTGGAATCCATCTATTCTGAATGTACCTCCAGTACCAGATGTATTTTGGAGGAGGTAATCTGTAGCCCAAACATTTCCGCTAATTTCTAATTTATAAGATGGGCTTGTAGTGCCTATACCTACATTACCAGCAAAATAGGCTAAATTACTTTTAAAATAAGCCATGTTAGTACCATTACTATAAAAGTACATAATATCACTATTATCATATCCTCTTATATATGTGGATCCATTATAATCATAAGCTCCAAAAAATACTGAACCTCCATCTGTTAATGTCACATCTCCAGAACCACCTACTATAAGAGCTTGTCCTGATCCATTTCCTACTCCATTATTAACTCTAATTTGGCCTGATACATCTAATTTATATCCTGGAGATGTAGTACCTATACCAACATTACCTCCTCCTTCAATTCGCATTCTTTCATTAGCGGCATTAGTATAAAAGGCCATTGGGGCATTAGATGCTTGATAAATGTTAAATGAATTAGCGCCAGCATAGTTTGTTTGAGAAGACCCATTCACCCAAATATCTGCTTTAAGAGTACTGCCTTCAAAATATTGTAATTCACTATAATCTGAGGCTCCAGTATTAGTAATAGATATTTTACCTCCAGCGCCAACAACATCAAGTTTTTGTTTTGGTGAAGTGGTACCTATACCAACATTACCATTCCCATCAAAATATAATCTCGCTGTACCTGCACTAATAGGATCGCCGCCTGCTGAGTTACTTTGATAAATACCAAAATCGCTTGCAGCTAAATTTGTTGTAGCAAATCCCCAGTTCTTAGTGGTTCCAGCAGATGATGTCATTTTTAAAGTAGTAACATCATTTGTGGTTATTGTTATACCATTACCAGTAGTTGTTGTAAATGAAGCTGCTCCTGTTGAGTTTGCTATCTTTAATCTATATACTCCATTTGTATCATCATATACAATAAAACCTGAGGTATCGTTACCAATTGTGAAAGCATTATTTCCTGATCTTTGACCATTAAATTTCATATACGCGTCATTAGTAGCATATATTTCTAATTGCCTACTTGGAGACGTAGTACCTATACCAACACTACCATTAGATCCAAAAAATACTTGATAACTATTTCCTGGTCCAAAACTCATGTTTCCAGGAGTAAGCATAAATACTCCTCCTCCTGCCCATTGAGATCCAGGATATGAAGTATTAGTTACTCCTAATCTTAAAGTAGCATCATTACCTACTATATTTATTTCACTATAAGCATTAGTACCTGTATTAGTGTTTACAAAACTAGCTGCTTTTAATTCTCCATTAACACTACCTTCAACATCTAGTCTATGAGTAGGTGATGTAGTACCTATACCAACGTTACCAGATGTGTTTATTACAATACCATTAGTTCCCGTATCACCTGAGCTTAGGTAAAGAGCTTTACCAGTAGGAGAATAAATATATGCTATGGCACCCCCCCAAGTCCAAGTACCACCCCCACCGCCTCCTGAGCCTAATTGTAGTAGGTCACCAGTTGTGACTGTTCCATTTAAATAAGAAGTACCATTAACTTGTAATTTAGATCCGGGTGATGTAGTACCTATACCAACATTACCACTAGATCCTAATATAACAATATCAGATGTTGAATAAGCAGCTAGTACAAGTCTATCAACAGAATCTGGAGAAGCATTGTTTGTAAAAAATGCAGGACCACCTAACATTAATCTACCATTTCTATGGTATTCTAGGCCAGCCCATTCATCATAATTATAATTTACAGAATCACCAAAGCGAATAGCTCCAGTACCAGCAGTAGTACCTAAATTATATATAATGAAATCATTATTAGAAGTATTAACAGATCCTATTCTTACATTACCTATTCTTAAACCATAAGTAGATGGATTACCATCTGTTAAATATAAAGTTTCAGCAAATCTACCATTACCGTTTACTTCTAATTTATAATTTGGGTTTGTAGTTCCAATACCTAAATTAGTTCCAGTAAATACTAAATTACTTTCTCCATTAAATGGAGTAGTACTGTTACCAGTAGCAGTTACTACGTAATTATCAACATTATTAGAGATAGAAGTAGCAGCTGATGTACCTTGAGTACCCTGTGCTCCAGTAGTTCCTTGAGTGCCTGTAGTTCCTTGAGTACCAGTTGTACCCTGTGCTCCAGTAGTTCCTTGAGCGCCTGTTGTACCCTGCGTTCCAGTTGTACCTTGAGTTCCTGTAATACCCTGTATACCTTGTGCTCCAGTTGTACCTTGAGAGCCAGTTGTGCCTTGGGCGCCTGTTATACCTTGAGTTCCTGTTATACCCTGTGCCCCAGTAGTTCCTTGTGCTCCAGTTGTACCTTGAGTACCTGTTGTGCCTTGGGTGCCTGTAGAACCTTGTGTTCCAGTAGTACCCTGTGTTCCTGTTGTACCCTGAGATCCAGTTATACCTTGCGCACCTGTAGTTCCTTGTATGCCTTGAGCTCCTGTAGTTCCTTGAATACCTTGAGCACCTTGAGCGCCTGCTGTACCTTGAATACCTTGAGATCCAATAGTACCCTGAATGCCTTGAGCACCAGTAGTACCTTGTACTCCTTGAGTACCTTGTGTTCCACTAGTACCTTGTATACCTTGAGTTCCTATTGCGCCTTGAATACCTTGTGAACCTGTAGTTCCTTGTGTTCCAGTAGCACCTTGTGTACCTGTAGTACCTTGAATACCTTGAATGCCTTGTGAACCTTGAGTACCAGTAGATCCTTGTGTGCCTGTAGCACCTTGTACTCCTTGAGTACCCTGAATACCTTGGGCACCAGTAGTTCCTTGAGTACCTGTTGTACCTTGAACTCCTTGTATACCTTGTGTACCCTGAGTACCTTGTGTACCCTGAGCGCCTGTTATACCTTGAATTCCTTGTGTACCTTGAGTTCCCTGTTCACCTTGTATGCCCTGAATACCTTGAGTACCCTGAGTTCCAGTTGTTCCTTGTATACCTTGAGTTCCTTGTGTTCCTTGTGTACCCTGTATTCCTTGAGTTCCCTGAGTTCCTTGAGCGCCTGTAATACCCTGTATACCCTGAATACCTTGTTCACCTTGAATACCTTGTATTCCTTGGGTGCCTTGAGCACCAGTTATACCTTGTATACCCTGTGTACCTTGAGTTCCTTGAGTACCCTGTACACCTTGAATTCCTTGTGTGCCTTGAGTCCCTTGAATACCTTGGGTACCTTGAATACCTTGAATTCCTTGTACACCCTGTTCACCTTGAATACCCTGTATCCCTTGTGTACCCTGTGTACCTTGAGTACCTTGTATTCCTTGTACTCCTTGAATTCCTTGTATGCCTTGAGTACCCTGAATACCTTGTGTTCCTTGAGTACCCTGAGCACCCATAGGAGCTTTTACAACAATGAATAAAATATCTTGATTATTGGAAAATGAATAAGTTGAAGTTACTAATGTAACAGGAAATGACCAATAAGTTGTATTGTCAACACCTGTTCCTATAATCCATGATTGATAGTTTGTATGTGATGTTTTATCTTGAAGTGTGATAGTAGATCCACTTGGTAAATTACCTAAAAATATATCTACATTATCTCCTAAATTATCTATTTCACTTATATTAAGTTGAGAAGCACTTGCTTGAGTAGCTGTGTCCCATATTAGATGACCTGTTAATGGATCACCACTTGTTAAAGTTGTTTTTGCTTGATAATTAAAAAATGAATTTGAATTACCTGTTGTACCTTGTGTACCTTGAGTTCCTGTAGTGCCCTGTGTACCTTGTGTTCCTTGAACACCTTGAATACCTTGTGTACCTGTAGTTCCTTGTGTACCTTGTTCACCTTGAATACCCTGTATACCTTGGGTACCTTGTGTACCCTGTATGCCTTGAGTTCCTTGGATACCTTGAGTACCTTGAGCACCAGTGATACCTTGTGTTCCTTGAGTTCCTTGAACACCTTGAATACCTTGAGTTCCCTGTATACCTTGAGTACCTTGAGTACCCTGTATTCCTTGTATTCCTTGTGCACCTGTAATACCTTGAGTACCTTGTATACCTTGTGTTCCTTGTAAACTTAAATTAGTTCTATATTTAAATAAGCCATTAGAGTCAGCTACTAATACATTAGTTTCAGTTGTACCTTGTGCGAGTGAAGGAAGTGTTAAATTACCTGTAATAGTTACACTACCAGATATAATAGCATTACCTGATTGACTGTAGGAGCCACTAACTGAAAGTGAACCAGTAACTAAACCACTATCTATTACCATATTATATAATTATCTAGTATAAATATTTTATTTGTTTTCTAATTGTTCAATACGTGATTGAAGTATATCATTTTGTGCTTTTAATTCTTTGATTGCTTCAACCATAATAGCTAATAATCCTCTATCTCTAATAGAAAGATAATCTTCAACTGGATCTCTTCTTACTATTCCTGGTATTACTTCTTGAACTTCTTGAGCAATAAATCCAATATCATCTTTAAGTTTAGTAAGTTTACTCATTTCTGTATCTTCTTTCCAAGTAAATGATACACCTCTAAGTTTTAAAATCTTTTGTAAAGATCCCTGTTCTAAAGGTTGAACATTTTCTTTAAATTTAATATCAGAAGGAGAACCATAAGCAACAACGTCACCAGACATTGTTAATGTTCCTCCTGTACTAATTAAACCAGTAGAAGTCCACCCTGAATATTGAGTACCATTTCCACCTGTAAACCTACCAAATCTAATAATTCCATATCCAGCATAGTTTGATGAATAGATTGATAATTCATAAGGTCCACCTCCCATATCTGTACCAAGACCCATATAGCCGTTTGAATCAGCATCTAATCCATAGATTTGTAAACGTGGACCTCCATAATAGCCACCTCTAATTTCAACAGCATGACTATATGCTGTCATTGTACCAATATAGCTTCTTCCATTTACATGGAGTAAAGAACCTGGAGATGTAGTACCTATACCAACATTGCCTGATGATTTTTGGAATGTGATAGCTTCAGTTCCTGTACCATATGAATAGAATAGAAGATTTCCAGTAGATGTATTAACAAACTGCCAATCATTATTATTATCTCTTTGGAATAATATACCACCGTCTTGACCTGTTTTTTTATTTAATAGCAAATAATAGTTAGCAGAAGCATTAGCACCATTTAAAATAATATTACCACCTTCTACAGAGAATTTTTGAGTTGGTGAAAAAGTACCTATACCCACACTACCTCCATCTCTTTGAATATATAAATCTCTTATTGATCCACCTGGTGTGTATGCTTGTATTACAGCCCCGCTAGCTGTTTGACCTCCTATTCTTAGTTCACCAGAAGCACCTCCAATTCTAGTATGCCATATATCTGAATCATTATAAACATGAAAAAGAGATGTTGGAGATGTAGTACCTACACCAACATTTCTTTTACCTGTCACAACAAAAGCAGATCCATTATCATTAACACAATTAATAAAGAAAGCATTATTAGAATAAGTATCAGCATCTGCAACTCTTGGTAAATTAAGTTGTAAAAGAGCATTAGTATTAGAAACTGAACTTGGTCCATCTCCTGATATGTCTGTTATAGTAATTGCTGGTGTTGACATCCAAGTACCTGGAGAAGAAGAAGTTCCGGATCTTAAAATAGCTAAAGAATATGCTGTTGTATCTCCAGCAGTATTTTGACCAATTGTTAAAGTTTGTCCTGGGGCTGTAGTGCCTATACCAACATTACCATTAGCAATAATACGCATTCTTTCATTTCCTACAGTAGTTTGTCCATTTGGATAAAATGAAATAAATCCTGAAGTGGATGATCTATTATCTATTCTAAATTCTCCTGATCCAGCATCTGCGTAAATAAGACCTGGGTATGAAGTATTTCCTATAGCAATTGTACCTATGTTAGCACTATCTTGTACATGAAGTCTATATTGTGGGTTTGAAGTACCTATACCAATATTACCACCACTTAAAATAGTCATTCTTCTTTGAGCGTTTGTTCCAAAGAATAAATTAGTAGCAGTTATTGTAGTTACTTGGCTTTCTGAAGACCAGTCTATTAATAAATTGTGTGTGGAACTAGCATATCCATTAAATGCACCTCTACCAGTTATATCACCGTTTACATCTAATTTATGTGATGGAGATGTAGTACCAATACCAACTCTTCTAGTGTAGTTATTTACAGTTAAATTTGGTTGTCTAGTCCCATCAGTTAACCAACCACCAATAGTAACTAAACCATTAGTATAATCTGTACCTGGGGATCCTACAAATATTTCTGCAGCTTCCATATAAACACCCCATCTACCAAGACCAGCTTTATTGCCTGAAGTAAATGGATCCCATCCTCTAGTGATTAATGGTCTATCTCCGGTTCCAAGTATTATTCCACCTCCTGTAGTATTATCATCATCAACATAAACATTACCTACAACGTGAAGTGCTTGAGATGGTGATGTAGTGCCTATACCAACACTTCCTCCATTAAAAGTTAAAGGACTAGCATTTATTTGTAGTGGTTTATATGCACTATCTCCATAAGAATCAATGTATGAATTATTCCCAGCTGCTTCTATGAATATTCTACTATTACTAGTTCCATTTTCTCCGCCTATTCTAATAGTACCTGAGGTGGCGGAACTATATACATGAAGTCTAGCACCTGGTGATGTAGTGCCTATACCAACACTACCTCCATCTCTTTGAATATATAAATCTCTTACTGTTCCTCCTGGTGTGTATGATTGGATAACAGCGCCACTGCCTGTTGAACCTCCAATTCTTAATTCACCTCCACTAGCCCCAAACCTAGCGTGCCATACATCTGAATCATTGTAAACAAGAAGTGGTGATGTTGGTGATGTAGTGCCTATACCAACATTACCAGTTCTATTTATACGTAAAGCTTCAGCTGGGTTACCAGAAGTATCATTATTGACAGAAAATACTAATCCATATCCTGTAGCGTCATAAAGATATCCAATATCAGCTCCATGTATAGAACCATCATACATTGCTAACATAGATACTATTGGTGCACCTGAGTATCCTCCTACTAATGGAGAATTAGCTATTATGTTTTTACTAGCATAGTTAGTTGTTGTACCTGTATCAGGTGCTTTTACTTCAAGTCGTGAAGATGGTGATGAAGTGTTTATACCTACATTACCCGCAGTTCCTATCGCGCCTGAGGATATTACCATTAAATCTCTCACTACTCCATCACTAGAATAATTTCTAAATCTATATCCATCACTAAATGTAGAGTAAAAATCCATATAATAATCTATTACTTGGATTTTCGCTGGTGAACTAGTGGCTCCACTCCATGTTCTTAAATGAATATCAGCATATCCACTAGCACTAACTGATGGTGAAGTAGAGCTAAGATTTACAGCACCTCTTACATCTAAAAGTCTTTGTGGAGATGTAGTACTTATACCAACATTACCTCCGCTAGTGATATATAATCTAAAACTACCATTAGTGGATAAAGCAAGTGGTGCTACTCCTTCAGCATGTATAGATACACCTCCTGATTGGTTACTATAGATATAAGTTCCGTTAGCATTATAAGGTGAGGCTCCACTATAATTAGATCCAAATACTATTATACCAGCAGCATTAGTGGTATTATTATTTCCCATGTATAAACCAGCATGGGCACTTGTTCCTGTATTTGGGTTTCTTGCTTGTATTACACCTGCTCCATTTGTATTTTTATATACATCTAAAATATTAATTGGACTAGCAGTTCCTATACCTAAACTTGATCCATCAAACACTAAATTAGCCTCACCATTAAATGGTGTACTGCTATTACCTGTAGCTGTCACTACATAGTTATCAAAATTGTTAGTGATAGCAGTAGCAGCTGAAGTACCTTGGGCACCTGTTGTTCCTTGAGCACCTGTAGTTCCCTGTGTACCTGTAGTACCTTGAGCTCCAGTTGTACCTTGGGCGCCTGTAGTACCCTGTGTTCCTGTTATACCCTGAGAACCTGTTGTACCTTGTGTTCCTGTTGTACCTTGTGTTCCTGTTGTACCTTGAATACCTTGAGCTCCTGTTGTTCCTTGAGTTCCAGTTGTGCCTTGTATACCTTGAGCTCCAGTTGTACCTTGTGTACCTGTAGTTCCCTGAGTACCTGTTATACCCTGAATACCTTGTGTTCCAGTTGTTCCTTGAGCTCCAGTTGTTCCTTGGGTTCCAGTTGTACCCTGAGTACCTGTTGTACCCTGAGCGCCTGTAATACCCTGTATACCTTGAGCTCCAGTAGTACCTTGAGAACCAGTTATACCTTGAGTTCCTTGAGTACCTGTTGTACCTTGAGCACCTGTAATACCTTGTGTGCCTTGAGCTCCAGTTGTACCTTGAATTCCTTGTGTACCTGTTGTTCCTTGGATGCCTTGAGCGCCTGTTGTGCCTTGAATACCTTGAGCGCCAGTGGTACCTGTAATACCCTGAATACCTTGTGTACCAGTAGTACCTTGAATACCCTGAGCTCCAGTTGTACCCTGTATACCTTGAGTACCTTGAGTACCTTGAGCGCCAGTTATACCTTGAGCGCCTGTTGTACCTTGTATACCTTGTGTTCCTTGAGTACCCTGAGTACCTTGTATTCCTTGAGTGCCTTGGGTACCTTGTGTTCCTTGAATACCTTGAATACCTTGAGCTCCATATGCTAATAAGTTAGCTGAGATCCAAGTTCCAGTTCCAGCACTGTTTATATTTTGTGATGTTGGGTTACCAGTGAATGCTGTAACTTCTACATAATCAGTTGTTCCATTAAAATATTCAATAATGTTTATTTCTTGTGCGTATCCTGAGCCAGATAAAATTTGTGTTTGATTTATAGCAATCTGTGTACTACCATTTTTCTTAAATTGAATATTACTTTGGTTATTTGTAACAGATCCAGCATCCCACCAAACTTGACAATTTAATGAATAATAACCTGGAATTGTAGGTTGAAACTTATTAGAAGTCAACCAGTTATTTGGATCATAAGAATCACTAAATGTGACAACTGTATCAGATCCATTTGGTATAGTTTGAGTGCCACCTTGTTTAGTACCACGAACAACATAGTTGCTTGGGGTAAGCATACCACCGTCTGTACCTTGAATTCCTTGTATACCTTGTGTACCCTGAGTACCTTGTGTACCCTGAGTACCAGTAGTACCTTGTATACCTTGAGCTCCAGTTATACCCTGAGTGCCTGTTGTACCTTGAGTTCCTGTAGCTCCTTGAGCTCCAGTTATACCTTGTGTTCCTTGAGTTCCTTGAGTACCAGTGATACCTTGAGTGCCTGTTATACCTTGTATACCTTGTGTTCCTTGTATGCCTTGTATCCCTTGAGTACCTTGGGTACCTGTAGTACCTTGAATACCTTGAGTACCTTGAGTACCATTAATACCTTGGATACCAGCTATACCTTGTATACCCTGTATACCTTGGATACCTTGTGTACCTTGGATTCCTTGTTCTCCTTGAATACCTTGAATGCCTTGAGTTCCTTGGGTACCCTGTGTACCTTGAACTCCTTGTATGCCTTGTGTTCCTTGAGTACCTGTAGTACCTTGAACACCTTGAATTCCTTGTTCACCTTGTATGCCTTGAATACCCTGAGTACCTTGAGTACCAGTAGTGCCTTGTACACCCTGTACACCTTGTGTACCTTGGGTTCCTTGAATGCCTTGAATACCCTGAGTGCCTTGTATGCCTTGAACGCCTTGAATACCTTGTGTACCTTGGATTCCTTGTGTACCCTGAGTTCCTTGTTCGCCTTGAATACCCTGTGTACCCTGAGTGCCTTGTAATCCTTGTTCACCTTGAATGCCTTGAGTTCCCTGGGTACCTTGAATACCCTGAGCTCCTTGAATACCTTGAGTACCTGTTGTACCTTGAGTACCTGTTGTGCCTTGAACACCTTGAACACCCTGATTGCCTTGAATGCCCTGAGCGCCTTGTATGCCCTGAGCACCTTGAGTTCCTTGAGCGCCTTGTATACCTTGAGTTCCTTGTAGTCCTTGTTCACCTTGAATACCTTGGGTTCCTTGAATGCCTTGAATACCCTGAGTACCAGTAGTTCCTTGTACACCTTGAGTACCTTGTGGTCCTTGTTCACCTTGTATACCTTGGATTCCTTGTATTCCTTGAGTACCCTGAGTTCCAGTTGTACCTTGAATACCTTGTAGTCCTTGAGCACCTTGGACGCCTTGAATGCCTTGAGTTCCTTGGGCACCAGTGTTACCTTGTATACCTTGAGTTCCTTGAGTGCCTTGAGCACCTTGAACTCCTTGAATACCACCAATAGTAGCTACAGCATATCCAGCTGTTGCTATACTAAAGAAAATTGTTAAAGTATTAATACTAGCAGCTGTGACTGTAGTTGGTATAATAGCGTTTCCGCCACTATCATAAACATCATAATTTACATATTGTTTACCTAAATTATGATTAAAAGTCCATGTGTTAGCTGCTATTGATTGAGTATGTAAAGCTGTTGCTCCTGTTCCACTTCCTCCACCTCCTGTTATTGTAATTGAAGCTGTACTATTAGAAACAGTTGCTGTTACTCCAGTTCCAATAAAATCAAAATATGAGGCTGTACCTTGTAAGACATTATTATCAGCAATGTATATAGCTGAAACTCCACCTTGCCCAGCATTTAGAGCGTATGAAGCTGTTAGAGCAAATGATGATGAACGAGCATAAGATGCTGAAACAACCTGATAAGCCCAACTAGAAGTTCCATGTAAAGATCCTGTATATGAACCTGTAAATGAACCACTAAAAATACCTACAAAAGAGCCTGATATTAAATCAAAAGAACCTGTAACAGCAGTAACATTAGTTACAGCATCTACAGAGTTAAATGTAACATTACTGTATTGAGGTGCTATTTTTAAAAATGTTCCCATTATTGTCTATAATATAAAAACCAATCATTAGATGAACTATAAAACAAACCACCAGTTACCACTGTTGGAGTACTTGTTAATTCTTTATGTTCAACAACTCCTTGACTATTTACTTTAAAAATTTGTTGCCCGTTGTCTTTTATAATAAAAAAATCAGTACTAGAAGTGACTGAATTAATTTCAACATAACTTCCGCTGAATAAAAAAGATCCTAAGCTTCCGCTTAGGTAAAATGGTATGTCAACCTGAAATCCTTGTATTAAATTACTCATCTTTTTTAAGCAAATTTACCTATTACTGAAATACTGGTTAAATCTTGTATACTTGTTAGGTTATAACCTAACGCTGTTGTGTCAATAACTATGTCAATATTTGACCCATTTTGTGTTAATGATATTAAAAGGTTGTTAGGTAAATAAGTATTATTTATCACAACACTAAATTGTGATTTGTCTGTAGGAGGTAATGGGGATGGTGCAGCATATATTGTACTACTTAATACACGTAAGGTATTATTATTTACAATAGATAAATTCCCACCTGTTTTAGTCACAACAGTAGCTAAGTATAGTACAACATCATTTGAAGCGCTAGCTACAGTGATAATTTGTGGTGGTGTAGGGAAAACCACAGCTTGACCTTTAACAGTATCTTTTTTCTTACTAGCGACAGTAAATACATCTGTCACATCAGTTTCTAAATTGAATATTAACTGTGCTTTAGATAAAAATTTCTTTGGATAAGATAAATCTCTATTTACTGTGTCTGGGATGATATATCCATTTAAAGTAATATCAAAGTTAGTTCTTGTTGTTCTATCTTGACCTACTGAATACTCAGTTGATGTAGCAAAAGAACCTATATTTGCTCTAAATTGGAATCTACCTTCCTCACCCCAATATGTGTTAGCAGCATATTGTAATGCTTCTATAATTTTGTTATTTTGTTCTAAATGATTTGTAAATACAACAGCACTATATTTTAAAGTGACGTATTCTGGCATTACAACCATTCTAAATTCTTTTACAGGAATTCTATTTGATAAAGCAGAGAAGTTATCATATTGATTCTTCTTTGTGTATGTTGTCTCAAAAGCATGAACATTTTGAGGTCTATTAGCATCAATTTTAGTTCCTAATGTTCTATTAGCCTCCATACTATCACGCTTTAATACAATAACAGGAGCGATAAATCTACCTGAATATTCTCTTAAATATCCTTTTTCTTGTATTGTAGCCCAACGTTCAGGAAAACCATACATTACAGGAACTTGAATTCTATTTCCATCCTGCATTATAGATGGTTTAATTTTACTTTCAATATACTTAATAATAGATGTATCAATATCTATTAAACCAATAGAAGCATCTTTTACTCTATCACCTTTAGTAGAAACATTATTACCTCTATTTTTAAGATCTTCAAAAGGACGACCTGTTGAAGATGGGTCTGCAACAACATCACCTAGAGCTTCATCTAGTATTTCACGTTGATTTTTCGGTCTTGGTTTTATTGTTTTAGGCATTATAATAATTTATATGGTGATAAATTAAGTCTACTTACTCTTGTCATATAACAATCTAAATCATACTTTAGTATCTTAACTGGAGGACAATTTACATTAGTTTGTCCAACGTTTGAAACTATAGGATAATAATCAACTGTTATATTGTGAACCTCATAATATCTTTCTCTACCAACATCTAAGAATATATCACCTATTTCTGGTGTTATGTTTATAGGTACTATAATATTGAATGGGTTATTTGGACTTAAGACAGCTTCAGGCAAACTTAATTTTATATTTTGCATAATATCTGGTCCAAACATTTCATTATCTATAGTTTCAGGACTTCTTTCTACAGTTCCTTTTGTTTGAATTCCTTCATAATACCATTTTTCTAATGATTCACCATATATATTCTTTTGAGTCTGTTCTAAATTTATTTTATAATAAATTATTCTATCTGTTAAGAATGATACAAGTGAAGCTTGTACTAATTGTGGGCTAGCAAAGTCAATACATTGTGGAGTTGGTGTTATAGTAGGAGTTGGAGTAGGTGTATCTGTTGGTATAGGAGTTTCAGTTGGTGTTGGCGTTGGAGTTGGAGTGAATGATGGCGTTGGAGTGAAAGTAGGAGCTCCTGTAGGTGTTGGTGTTGGTGTTGGAGTTGGGGGTGATGGAGTATTAGTTGGTCCCGGAGTTGGGGTTGGTGTTGGAGTAGCCTGGTCTATAGGTCCACTTCCATCATTAGGATCCTCAGGCATGTAAAATTTTCTTATGTAAAAATTAAAACTCATTTTTTATAAAACATATATTGGTAAAGGAATATTATTCATTGATTGGCGAGTAAAATCAGATTCTTGTTGTTTACGTTCTAATTGAGCTTTACGAGAAATTTCATTTAACATTTCTTTTAACTCTTCTATTAAAGATTGTTTTTCAGCTCTAGCATCAGTTAATAACTCACCACCTTTAAACATACCTGGAATTTGTCCTGTGTCTAAAGCTGTTTTAACTTGTCCTTCAATTTCTTTACATAATGCTAAAGTATATCTGTAAATCCACATCCTGCCAACATGGTTAATATTAGAGTAGATTGGATTACGATAAGGAACTCTCATTACATCAGATACAACATTTCTTATAGTGTCAACTGTAGGTTTGTTTTTATCTATTTTTTTAACATATCTAAACCATAATTTATATCCAGAGTACATGTCACCAGGTACAGGGAATATTCTAAGTTGATTATCTACTAAATCAAAACTAAATGCTGATTTTCTTACTTGGTCATTAAATTCAATAGCTTGAACTTTCATAACATCCCAATATACAGGCATTAACATAAAGTTAATACCAGGTGAATAAGAACCAAATCCAAATGTTTCAAGTAAACCTTGAACACCAGTACCTGTACCAGCATATGGATCAAAGTATCTTACAATAGCTGGAGGTTCTTGATAGAACACTTGTCTTATTTCTATTGAATCTCCATCTTGTAATGAAGCAGAAGCTTTACCCCAAGCAGTTAAGTCATAATTTTGTTGACCTGGTTTTAAGTCAAGTGATCCTGAATATTCTCTTACTGTACCACCTACACTAGCTTCACCTCCATAAGTGTCAGCTATTCTAATTTGGGCAGCTAAATTATTATTTAATACTTTATTATTTAATTCAGTTGGTATTCTTTCTTGATAATAAACTGTTGGAATACCATTTTGAGCATAGTTTTGGAAACGAGTTGGATATTGACCACTTACACCTGGGTCAACAGTAAAGAAATAGATATGACTAGCACCATCTAATATAGTATGTGTTACAGTACTACCTGAAATTGAACTAGATGTAGGACCATCAAATCTATTAAATTGATTTAATACTACTCTTGATAAGTTAGTTGATGTATAAGTTGGACCACCCTGTCCTGAATAAGGAGCATCACCAGCAAAAGTAAAGTTATTTAAAAAATCAAAATTAGGAGATACATAATCACTTAATGATGAAGATATAACATATACTTCACCATCTACAACTGATTGAGAATATGCTTGGTTAAATCCAATTTCATCCCATGTTGCTCTTCTAGCTGATGACCAAAATATAGGTGTTCTGTTAGAAACACTATTAATTAATGTTGTGCTAGTTTGGTTAAATACATCTGTTTCAGATCCTTCTAAATTAATATAATTGTCTCTGATCTTATATTGGTAAACCATGTTACCGTATGTCAATACTGCTTCTTCAAAAGCAGCGTAAACACCAATGTCACTTAAATTTATAAGATAAGCAGCTCCAACGCCTGTAGTTATACCTAAACGTTGAGCTACAAAGACAGTACAATTTTTAGCATCTCTAACAAATTCTGTATCATTGTCAAAGTATCCAAAAGGAGTGTTACCTCTAACTGTTGTTAAACTACCAAATCCAGCAGATAAATTTCCAGCGGAATATAATTGTGTGAGATTTTGCGCCATTTATATTAGTATTATTCTAATATAAATATTGCTATTTTCCGTATTCGTATTCAAGTATTTTACCTACTAAATCAGATCTATGGTTCTCTTTTAATTTGATCCATTTAATTTCTTCAATCTTTTTGGACAATTCAATGGCGTAACTTAAACCGTTTATTTCACCAGTAGATGTTTTGATATCAGTTTGTTCATTGTCGCCATTAATAACGATTTTCCCGGTTTTACCCAAACGAGTTAATATAGCTAACATCTCGCCTTTAGTTAGGTTTTGAGCCTCTTCTACAATTAGTATGTCGTCTATAGTTTTACCTCTAATGAATTGTACTGGCATAGCTTTAACTTTACCATCCTCAATTAGTTTAGGTACTTCGTTTTTATCTGAACAGCATTTGGATAAATTTTCTACTAAAGCCTCCATATATGGGTCAAATTTACCATTAATATCACCTGGTAGAAATCCTAATGATCTACCTACTTCAATAGCGGCTCGTGTATTGTAAATACAGCTGATTTGTTTTTTCTTAAGAAAATCTAACGCGGCTTGAGCACATACTAATGATTTACCAGATCCTGCTCTACCTGTTATAATTACAATTTGGTTTTCTACTATTAACCTTTTTGCTTCTTTTTGTTCTTCATTTAACTGAACGGCATTGATAATTC